TAAAGAAGAGTGGGAAAAGTTTCTTCCTAGATACATAGAAGAATATTTTAGACACTACTCTAGAAGAAGTGAAGAAATTTTCAATTCAAGACGTGAGCCTAGTTTGATTATACAAGGGGGATTTGTTTGGAATCTTACTTTGAATCCTAGTTATTGGTCAGATTTATGGTCAACAGTTCTCTATAGAAGTAACGAAAATCTTCCATTTTAAAAATTATGTTAAAAGGAAAAAGAAGAGAAAAAATGCTTAATATTCTTGAAGAAGATTTAAGACATTACATGACAGAAACAGAGTGGGAAGAATATATTCCAAAACTTCTTGATAATTTAACTAAAGTTTTTAATACTAGATACTCGGAAAGTCCTATTGAATATATTCATTGCGATTTTTTCTGGGATACTTCTAAAGAAGGATATGACTATTGGGTAAATTTTTGTCGTATAATTGATGCAAGAGTTGAAGCCAAATTTAGTTTAGGAAGAAAGGACTAATTAAATAAATTATGCTAACAGAAAAAGAAAAAAAAGTAGTACTTAAGAGGTTAGAAGAAGAGTTAAGACAGTATGTCACACAAGAAGAATGGGAAGAGTATATTCCTAAACTTCTCAATAATTATAGATTTGTACCTATTAAATACGAAAAAGAACCTGATGCATATATTAATAGACATTTTGTTTGGAGTAACTCGTTAGAAGGAGATTCTTATTGGAGAACTTGGCATCATAAAGTTTTTAATAGAGTTTATTACGGAACTAGTGAATTAATATTTTAAAAAATGAAAAATTATAAAGATTTTAAACAATACTTTACCAAAGAAGAATGGGAGAAGTTTGAAGCGAATATGTCGCCTGACAAAAAATATATAAGAGAACCATTTGGGGAGAATTCGGGATATAAACTAGGATTAGAAAATTACAAAACAAAGAATGTTTTCGATTATTTAGATGCAAGTTTTCCTTGGGAGGAAACTCCTGAAGGAAGTAGGTATTGGAGTAATCTTCAAACTGAACTTGAACGTAGAGAAAAAGGATATATAGTATGATGCACAGATTACCTAGAAGAACAGAAGAAGAGATTTTAACACCTCAAGTTATTGACATTATTATAAAAGTATGCGAAGATTACAACATTCCTCCTGAAGATGTAATGTGTAAAACAAGCATGCATAAAGCAGTAAAAGTCAAAAGAATTATTACTTACATTTTATTTACTTTTTTAAAAATTAATAGGTTCGACCTAGCTTTAATTATGTTTGTAGAACCAATGACAATTTGGGCCTACAAAGATCGCATAGGACTAGAGACTATGCACAATCCTCAATTAGAAGAAAAATACAAACAATACACCTTAATATGAAAGAAATAGAAGAATTACTAAAAGAATACACAGAACACCTTATTAGTGTTTGTAAAATCAAACAACACGTCGACATAGAAAAATGTGTAGACGAGTTTATAGACGATTGTAAAACTTGTAACAAAATAGAATCTACAGAAATGCATGTTTTCTTGCTTGTAAGCCTCTTAGACGAAGGAGTTGAAGAGTTACATCCAATTAAGCAAAATAGTCACTTTAAAGCCCTTAAAAAGAGTTTTGGAATCTAAAGAAATGACTGAGAAAGAAGCCATCATTAATTTGGCTTATTATAACGATTGGAGACTAGGCGAAGATATACCTATGCCAGAACCTAAAGTTATAACAGAGTCTATTAAAGTGGTTATACAAAAATTTAAAGAAAGAAACTATGAACAATAAACAACAAACGCCAGTAAATATATTTTTTGATTCTTTAGTTAAAAATGGAATCATTAAAAGAGTTCCAATTATTGAACTTCAAGAAGCATTAAAAAATGAAAAAGAGCAGATGATTGATTTTGCTTCTTGGATAGCCAAATCTGAATGGATGAGTATTTGGGTAGTTGATAAGTGGATGTGGGAATGCCAAAAAGAAAATTCAAATACAAATTACAAAACGGATAAAGAACTATTTGATATTTACTACAACGAAACATACGGAGGTAACAAATGGCAGGAGTAGTTAGATTTATTGCTGACTTACATTTAAGTCACGAAAACATGGCAAGAAGAAGAGGTTTTAGCTCTATTATAGAACATGATGAACACATTATTAACGAGTGGAACAAAGTAGTAGATAAGCGAGATGTTACCTATATTTTAGGTGATTTAAGTATGGAAAAGAAAACTCCTTACTACCTGTTAGATCTCTTGAACGGAGTTAAGCACGTAGTACTAGGTAATCATGACCGTAGACAAGACTCTAAAGACCTACTAAATTACGTAGATAGTGTGTCAGGAATGGTACATTATAAAGGTTTCTTTCTTACTCATTGTCCTGTACATCCATTAGAACTTAATTACCAAGATGTAAGAGGTAATATTCATGGACATATTCACGACAAAGAAGTAGGCGACCCTCGTTATTGGTGTGTATCTTGTGAAAGAGTAGACTATAAACCTATTACAATTGAAGAATTATTACAGAGGTCAACTCCTTTAGTTGACCCTATCAATGAATCGCTTAAACAAGTTACTAGATTCGAAGTAATAGATGACTCAGGAAGAGCCTTAGTAAGATATGGAATCTCTACTGAACTATCTATACAAGATGAAGGAAGAACTTTAAAAGTATTTTTAAAAAGCAACAATGAAAGTAGAACTTAAAAATAGATACAACGACATCTATACATTCACAAAAACAGATGAAGGAATACTTTGGGAAGGAGATTTTAAATGGTGTAGATCTTCATATCCTAATAATTACGATAAAGCGTATGAAGCTTATTGTAAAGATGAGGAGAATCCTATGCCTTTAGAAGAATTTCAAGATAAAGTACACTCTTATGATCCTAATACTTTTGAATTAGGAAAATTAGGCAAAAAATACGCTTCATTAGTTTACTCAGACACCTCTAAAATAAGTATGATAGACCCTAGTGGTGGACCTTACTTAACTGAAGGTACTAATATGCGATGGATTGATCCAGTATTTGAAGGATTAATTATTGACAGTTTTAAGCCTGTAGAAACAGGTTACTTAATTTTATTAAAATGACAACAAAAGACTCAGTTCAACAATTAGCTTTAGAAAGCGTCCTTAAATTTAGACGTTCTGGAGTAGTTTTAAGCGTAGGTGCAGGAAAAACTAAGTTAGGACTTATGTATTTAAACAAAGTAGGTGGAAAAACGCTTATATTAGTTCCTAAGCTAGACATTATTAAATCATGGCAAGATGATGCTATTAAGTTTAATTACGAGTCTGTAATGGAGAATGTAACTTTCTCCACTTATCTTTCCCTTAAGAAACACGACTTACCTCAGTTTCAAAACATTGTAATGGACGAAGCTCATAACTTACTATTACACCAAGACAAACACTTAGCTCAGTACTTAGGTAATATTTTAGGCTTAACAGGTACTCCACCAAGACAACAAGACAAAAAGATAATGATGGATAAATATTATCCTATTCGTTATACTTTTAAAATGGACACAGCTGTAGAAGCAGGTATGCTTAATGATTATAGAATTTATGTTCATTACTTACATCTTTCTACTATTAAGAATCTTCCTGTTAAAAACTTTATGGTAAGCGAAAGATCCAATTACGAATATGCAAGTAAACGCATTTTAATGGCCTCTACTGATAAGTCTAGAATGTTTGCTCACATTAACAGAGTAAATGTCTTAAAACAGTGTAAAACTAAAGAAAGATACACGTTACAACTACTTAAACAGATTCCTGATGATGAAAAGTGTATAGTTTTCGCTAACACAATTGAACAAGCAGAAAAACTATGTAGTTACTCTCATCATTCTCAAATGGATGGAGACTATTTAAACGCATTTAAAGAAGGTTTAATCACAAGATTATCTTGTGTTGAACAATTAAGTGAAGGTATTAATATTAGTGCCTTAAAACACGCTATTGTCCTTCATACTTTCTCATCAAGTTCGCCTAAAGCCCGTCAGAAACTGGGTCGTATGATGAGATTGCCAACAGACGAAATTTCTTATATACACATTCTTTGCTATAAAGATACTGTAGATGAGAAGTGGGTAGAAGATGTATTGAAAGATTTTGACGAATCTAAAATAACTTATGTACAAGAAACCGTTTAAGCCTATAGGGTATTATTACGAAGAAGATCAGTATCAAACTAAACAATGTGAGATATGCGGAAAATTCCTCAGTAAGAAAAGCCCTATATGTTTTTCATGTCCTATGGACGAATTTAGACCTAAAGAAGAAAACGATGACACAGACAACACAACTATTGAAAGACTTTGATGCCTTATTGGAGGCAGATTTTGCTAAAGCACAACAAGACTTAGCAGAATTTAAAAAAGAGTCAAAAGAATTTGCATAATTTAATAATTTGCAAAACGAAGAGAAAGATGCTATATTTGAAGATAGCTATGAGTACCTTAACTTACAACTGGATGAATCAGCTTAAGAGTCTTCACGGAAGAATGACTGCTGAATTTATCGACTATTGTAACATTAATGAGATTGATTTAGTAAAATGGTACAGATGGCAATTACATTTAATTTGGGAGCAAAGAAAAATCCATAGAAAAATGCAATCAATATGTACAGAATAAACTATTCAGCAGGCAAAGGAGAAACCAAAGTACTAATGGTTTCTCAAAAACAAGACAATCATTGGATTGAAATCCAAGACAATGAAGTTTTTAAAGCAATCGAACTTAAACATTTTAAACTAACTCATTTTAACCAAGACTCACCTAAAGTGGGTTATGGAGAGTTTTTTCTAACTAACCAACTTAATTTTATTACAGGAAGATTTGAATTTCCTGACCTAATTTAACCACCATGAGTATAGACAATTTTGACCTAGGGAAACTTACCCCTGAACAATTAGAACAAAGTGCTAAGTTTCAAGCTAAAAAGTTCTACGATGAATCTAGAGAAACGCTAAGTAAACATTTAGATGAACCTTCTGATGCCTTAGTTAAAGAAATAGCACTTCTTATTTCTAAACCTTTAAACGTAATTAGCTCTCTTCCTAAAGAAGCTATTGATTCTAATCCTGTATTTGGACAGATTGCTAAGTTTTGGGACTTAGTTAATATGTTCATCCTAGCTAAAAGCTTTAACTAATGAAGATTGATCAAGCGAAAATTCCTGTTGAAGGGGATTCTTATGAATTAATTAGAGAAAGAGACCAACTTATTTTAAAAGGAAGTAGAGTAAAGTACGTTGAATGGACTGGTAATGGAACTTTTAAAGAAGCCCACGAAAAACCTTTGATAGGACGTAGTGTAATTTTAGACCCTCATCGTTTAAATTATACTTGGTTAACTACTCCTATTACAGAAATCTTGGAAGAGGAAGAAGACGGAAGTTATCTCAAATTCAAAACAGAAAACTCTAATTACGAACTGTTCAAAACAAATTAAACTTAATTAAAATTAACACATAAGGAGCTCAAAAGGCTCCTTTTTTATTTTAAAATTATGACAACACAAATTAAACTAAATCTAGAAGAGAAAAAAGAAGTCCTCATTTGCGAGGAAATCCCTAAACAAGGTAAACAAATTATTGTAAGTGATAAAACACTAAAACCAAAGAAGGCAGTTAAGCCTAAAAAATTCATTCTTAATATTAAATTTAAAAAGTTACTCGAAAGTGTAATCGATAACAAAGGAGAAGAAGTAGGAAAGATTGCACGTGCTTTCCTAAACAAAGAATTCGTAGGAGTAGACGGACTTAATTATATTGGCATTAGCGAAGAAGATGATACTAAAATCTCTTACTTAGATGAAGCTCGTATTCTTAAATTCGAAAAAGTTAAAGACGCTTACTACGAAATTCATCCTAAACTAGAAATACAAGCAACTATCAATACTGTTCGTAAGATTTATTGGGATTCAGAACCTGAAGTTCTTAATGATGTAGTGGTTGATCAAACCATTATGGGTAAAGATGCTCGTATTAAAGTAGCAGGTCAAACTGTCAAACTAGAACATCTAAGAGTTACTTCTGATGTAGAGTTAAACAACACTGACTTTATTCCTGTTTCTGATTTGTTAATTGATGTTCCTGATAATAGTGAGATTATTCTTTATACTAATTCAGGTATTCCTGATATTAAAGGTGTAGTTACTGAAAAGAAATTAATTATTAACAATCCTAATAGTCAAACTACTATCTCTGACTTAAAGGTAAAGTTAACTAAGAAGTTATTTGCTAAAGTATGGCAAGGAAAAGTAAGATACCATAGTACTGTAGGTAAGTTGATTCGCAAAATCTTTGGTCAAGAATTTACTGACAAAGATATAAGCGATTTTACTGACGCTTACAGAGAGTTTACTATGATTGGTATTCCAGGCTATTCTTATGAGGAAGTAACAGGAGAAAAGATTAGAGATAACTATCACTACGTTAATTATGTTAGTGACAGTGGTACTTTAGGTAGAAGTTGTATGCGACAAACAGAAAAGCAAAGTTACTTTAAAATTTACGAAGACTCTGACTGTTGTAGATTGGCAACTCTTTATTTTCATAAGAAAGTAGCTGCTAGATGTTTGTTGTGGACTAACGAAAATGGAACATTTAGAGATAGGATTTATTCTATTGACGAACCTTCTAATGCTATTCTTAAGAACGTAACTAACAAGTATCCAGATCTTTACAATGATGCTGGTCTCAGAAAGAATGTATTTCTAATAGATGAAAGCTTAGTAAGGTCTTTAGAGAAAGCTCCTTATATGGACTCTTTGTGTTATTATGACTTTAGTAAAGGTGGTCTAACAGGATTTTCACCTGATAACAACTATTGGAAGTTCCAAGATCAACACGGTAACATCTACAAGAAAGAAAAGAATACTTGTCCTAATTGTGGAGGAACAGATGCTGATTTAATGGATACTGCTGACGGTGATACAGGTTGTCGTGACTGTGTAGTAGAAACTAGTAGAGGTAATATGTTACGTGATGATGCAGTATATTGTAATTATGGTAGTGGGACGTATGCTCACGGAGATGATGTTATAACATTATTTAACGATGACTATGTTCATGAATCTTCTTATAACATAGCACAGTATGAAAATGATTTTGGATATTTCCTTAGTGATGTTCATGATTTTATTGAAGAAAATGGATCTTTCTATCATGAAGATGATAATGATAGACCTTCTTTAGTACAATCTAGAATAGAAGAACAAAGACCTGAAGTACTTGAATCAATTGAAGAAGAAGACGATGCGTTTTAATTAAAAATAAAAAAAAATAAAAAAAAACATGAAAAACTATAACAACTATAAAAAAACATTCTCAGAATTGCCTGAGGTAGAATATGCTATTGAACCTGATTGGGAATTAGTACTTAACATTTTAAAAGTTAGAAGACATTCTCACAGTGAAGCTCAAGAGCTATTCGTAACTCATCTTCAAGAATTCTTTGACTCAAAAGGTGCATTAACATCTAGAGATGCTTATGGTAATCTTTATGTAATTAAAGGAGAAGCAACTCAATATCGTTGTTTAGTAGCTCATACAGACATCAATCAAGCACAAAGAGACAATGTTAGAGTTTATATGAACAAAGACTGGATTTTTGGTTTTGATATGGAAGAGGGTTGTCAATGTGGTGTAGGTGCTGATGATGGTATCGGTATCTCTTTGGCTATAGAAATGTTTAATCGTTTTGATGCGATCAAACTATTCTTTCCTAAGGACGAAGAGGTTGGCTGTATCGGATCTAGTAAATGTGATATAGGTTTCTTTTCTGACTGTACTATGATTTTGCAAGGTGACAGACGTTCTTTCACTAATGACTTGATTGTTTTTACAAACGGTATTCAGACTTGTTCTGAAGAATTTGTAGATGCAGCTTCTGAAATCTCTGATAAGTATGGTTATGCAGCAGCTAACGGTGTTTGTACAGACATCGGTACTATTAAAAAGAATAGTGCAGTAACTTGTATTGCTTGCAATATTTCAATCGGATATGTTAACGAACATAGCGACAGAGAAGTTATTAGCAGAAAACACTACAAAAATGCAGTTAATTACGTTTATGACTTACTGGTAGGACTAGGAGGAGTAAAGTGGGAACATACATATGTTGCTCCAGTTTACAAAGCTCCAGTACCTACATCTGCCAGGCAAATCAACATATGGGAAGATGACATCTACGATGAATATTACTCATCGAGGTACGGGCAATCGTACTGGGAAAATACGTCAAAAGAATCGCATCCAAAAGAAGCGAAATCTGGTGACTTATCTCAAAAACATAGTTCTTTCAATGTTCCTATAGCCACTGATACCAACGTAGAAGAAGAAACAGACTATGATATAGCTGACGAATGGTATATGCAAATGTACCCTCAGTATATTGAAACAGAAAAACGACTAGAACTAAGACATTATAAATGTGATGATGTGTATATAAGTTCTGCTCTTCCTAATCAAGGAACAATAGATGATATGATACTAGATGGAGTTTGTCCTTGTTGTAGAAATGAAATTCTTCCTGACAACTTCTTACTAATTACTACTTCTTGTAATGATTGTTTTTCTATGTTCAATATACCTCCTGAAGACTATGATGCTATGTATGGAGAAGAAGAAAGAACTGGAGTTATTTAACATTATTTTAATTAATTTTATTTGCAAAATAGGGGGAAACTTAGTAACTTTGTTTCCCTTTAAAATTTATTACGCTTATTTACTATAAACATAAAAGTATGAAAAAAACATTTTACGAAGTACTATGGTCAATCTGCCAACAAGAAGGTCTCCTTCAAAAGTGGATTGATCAAGGTTACTTAAAACACAGTCAAACCAGTTATATATGGACAGACAAAATTAAAGACTTATTAGGCCCTACTGCAGTTATAGGTAAATTACAATCTGCTGTAATTACCCCTATCGAAGAGAAGAAAGTACCTTTTTCATTAGAGCCTAATCAACTTAAAGAATTTATTGATAAGTTTGGTAAGCAAAATATTGGCTTAGCAGGTAAAACTACTGAAAAGAATAATGTACTTAGAAAATTACTTAAATTCTTTAAAGAATATCCCGAATACACTATGGACAATGTTCTTTTGGCTACTGATCTCTACATTAATAATTTAAGAAAAACAGGCTCTATTCAATACATTAGAGAGTGTGGTTACTTTATTTATAAAAAAGTAGATGGAGTAGACCAAAGCGATTTAGCTAAATGGTGTGAAGAAGGTAAAGATGGAGGAACAACGTACTCTAGTCATAGAGTACTTTAACTAAACAAAGATGAATAAATTTCAACACGTAATAAACCAAATAGAGCGTAATAGACGCATTAAAGCAGAAGGAGGTATAACTTCTATCCCTCCACCATTTAATCGCTTAGCGGAGGTTTATGGAGGTTTTACAAAAGGTTCTATTACTTGCTTGACTTCAAACTCAGGTACAGGTAAAACAAAGCTTTGTAAATACCTAACTGTTTTGAATGTTTATAAGCAAACTTTTGGAACTTCTATTAAAGCAAAAGTATTCTACTTTGCATTAGAGGAGAGTGAAACAGATTTTTGGTTATCATTTATTTCTTATTATTTATATGAAAAATACAGAATAACTGTTAGTGTTGTGCAGTTAAAATCTGTAGGTAAGTTTGTGATTGATAGTGCTTTAATGGCTAAAATCAGAGAAGCAGAAGAATTTATAGGTCGCCTACAACAGATTGTAGAAGTAATTGATTATGTTAGAAATCCTACAGGGATTGCTAAAACTGTAAAAGCTTACTTTGAGAATCCTGAGATAGGAGAATACATCTACAAGGATATAGAAGATGGTCGTAAGATAATTACAGGCTATAAATATAAAAATGAAGATAGATGGGTATTTTTTGTACTCGATCATATTAGTCTTCTCTCTAACGAGATATCTCCTGATACTAAATCTAGATTAACTTCTTATCAAACTTTTGACTTTATGATTAAAGATTATGTCTTGGAAATCTTTTCTAAGCGATTTAACATGGTCAACGTTATCGTACATCAGCAAACACCTACATCAGAAAAACAAACATTTACTTCTAAGGGAGGACTAATTGAAGAAAAATTAGAACCTTCATTAGAAGAATTACACCTTAACAAGGGTGTACAGCAAGACTATCGTACTGTAATAGGATTATTTAATCCTTCAAGGTATGATATACCAACTCATAATGGGTATGACATCTCTTTATTAGGTCAAACTTATAGATCGCTTAAGTTTCTCAAAGACCGTGACTTCGGACTTGAGAATTCTAGTGTGGGATTATATTTTAACGGAGCTAATGGAGAATTTATGGAACTACCTGCACCTCAGGAAATGCTCACTGGGAATCATTATGAGAGATTTAGAGCACTAAAATAAGAAAGGAACAAGATTGAGTAAAGAAAATTATGGCCCAGGACTAGTAAAAGTTCTGAAAGAAATGTGTAATAGAGTTGGAGCAGATTATGACTCCATGAATTTCCAAGAAGAGAAATGGTTTTACAAACATACATGGACAAGAGACGAAGAAATAGACTTTGAAAATTGGCTAACGACAAACAAAGATCCTGAAATCAATAGAGATTTAGGATTGTCTAAAGCCAAGTATTTCAGAGAAAGACAAATAGCTATGTTCATGCTTAATTATGGATGGAAACTAACAATTGAAAAAGAAACAAATTAAAAAAAAGAAATATGTCAAGTAAATTAATCGCCATCGTAGGTCCTTCGGGAACTGGTAAATCAACGTCAATTAGGACGCTTAACCCTGATGAAACTTTCATCATTAACGTAGCTCGTAAAGAACTTCCATTCAGAGGTGCAGACAAACTCTACACAGCAGAAAAGAAGAATTATTTCGAGGTAGATGACATCAAGCAAATTACTACTTTGTTAACTCAAATCAGTACAGGTGCTCCACAAATCAAAAACATCGTAATGGATGATGCTATCTATTCTATGGCTTTTGGTATGGTAAAGAAAGCAACAGAGACAGGCTTTACAAAGTTTTCTCTATTAGCTCAAGATGTAACAACTATGTTAACTACAGCTCGTAGACTAAGA